GTACCAAACAGAGTCTCAATACCGCCCGTCAACTGCTGATAGTTCGCAAAAGAGCTAAATGCCTCTTTCGCTACCGCACCAACACCCGCCATTGCCGCGCCAAGTGATGCCGCAACAGTACCACCGACACCCTTTAAAGCTGAACCAATACCGGAGGCAATAGACGAGCCCGCCTTCTCACCGATACCGGAGCCGTTTATCTCGTCTTCAATGCCTTTACCAATGCCACGCGCTGACGGTATTATCTGCACATAAGCTTTTGCTAATTCAGTCGCCATCTTTTATCCTCTTTAGCATTTCTTCTCTCACGCGGTTAAACTCTTCCGCTGATTCAAATACAACTGCAGGCTCTTCCGTCTTCTTGTTCTCCCGTGTAAGAGATTCAACAACAGACTCGGGCCTGTTTCGATTCTTTTGTCCGTCCTTCGTTTCCGCCCACCACAAAAGAGCAAGCTTGTCGAGGCTTGCCGCTTGAAGTAAAAGTGATGGTCTGATTTTGTTCCCGGAGAAAAGCATCATAGTGCGTGAGTCTTCTCGGAGTCCTGCCGCCAATATAGCGATATAGGACGCTTTGAAGCTCCGCATATCGTAAATATGATATGTCTCCGCCAAGTCGCAGATTAAAGAGTCCTCGCTACGTTCAAGCATAGCAGCGAGGATCATCAGTTTTTTGCTTTGTTATTTTTGAATATATCCATTATGTCGGCTGTCATCTTTGAAGCCGCAACTATGCCCGTTTTCTTGTCTCTGTTATGCTCTTTGAGTGCTTTTATCTGTTCCTCATCAAAAAGATAAGGGAGCACGGAGACAATCTTGTTAGGACTGTCCCCGAGCTCGTTAAGCACTTCCAAGAGTTCCCAATTATCAAGCTTTGCCTCTTCGATTGAATACTCAAAGCCCGATGTTGTTTTGCCCTCGATCATGCTCAAATCTCCTTATGATGTTGTTGAAGTTGATGTTGTGGTTGTACCGGAAGATGATACTGCAGAGATGTACTCATAGTGAGTTGCACCGTTACTGTCAGGCACAGCTGTCAGAGTTGTGTCATATCCGATAGCCTCACCGTCAGCATAAGTTATCTCACCAACCTCTGTGACCTTTGCAGACGGGATAACGATACGCTTGATAGCTCCGTTAAGAACCATCTCAATGACGAATGAGTGAGACTCAAGGTCTTCGGATGCGCTCTTGATTGTGATGCCGTTTGTAAGGTCTCCGGTCACGTTGCTGTCACCGTAAACAAGCTTAAGAGCGTTTACGTTGAGAGCTTCGATAAGAGTAAATGAGAAAGTGTCCTCTTTGCCTGTGAACGGCTTAAGGACTGTATCACCGCCCCACGCTTTGATTGTCTCGCTTTCACGGCTCTCTGAATTGGTCACGCCATCCTCTGAAGCATAACCAAGCTCAACGAATCCAGAGGCGAGTGTTGTGGTGCTGTCTGTGGGAAGAGTTGTCCCGATGGGAGCCATGAAGATCGCGCCTGCGACTTTAGGCTTGCCCGCACTTACATTAGATGAGCTGGGCATTTTTAATCCTCCTTGTAAAAAGTGATGTCGTATGTAGCTCTGTACTGATACGACTTGATTGATGTATCTGATGACGGCCCTGCTGTGTTCAGAGCCGACTGACTTAATGCGTTGAGGTTATCCCTTGCAGCATCCATGACTGCGATAACGGAATCATTGAGGACTGATGCCTCATATTTGCTTTTTGCATAGGTCTGCAGAGATACGATCCCGTGACAGATATGATCCTGTCTATTCCACGAAGAAACCTCAAACAAAACAAAGCCCGTCTGTGCGAGCTCTTCGGGATTGTCAGGCATCTCCATGAATACGGGAACGCTTAACGCATTTGTAAGATAATTTAAGAGTGTGACTTCGATCATAACATTGCCCTCAATAGGTCGTTTGGATCACCATGGTTGACGCTAACCGAAACATTTGAACGTGTCCGACCATTGCGATATACATCGATTTCAGAGTCTTTGACCTGCGATGATATCCTCACGGCCTGCTCCCTTAAAGCTTCCGTGATTTCATCGGACTTAAGCAGTTCAATCACGCCTTTACGATTGAGTTGTACTCGGGTTTTCGCCATAGCGTTCCACCTTTACCTTTTTGTGCCACGGAGTCGGAACCATGTCCTCGATTCCCTCAACCACATCGCCAAATGTGCGGAACTTCTGACCGAAAAACTCGACCACCGTGTCCGTCCAGATGTGCGTGTCACCTTTAGGAATCCCAAGGTTAAATACCAAGTGTCTCCCGTCAAGATTCTGCGCGTTTACGATGTCATCCGTGGTGGGTTCTCCAACGAGCACGTTATCGACTGCCACGCGCTCCACGGTATAAACGGGCTGATTAAAGGCATCAGTTCCCGTCTGTGTCTTAACGTGTAAATAAACCGTTACTCCGTGAATCATGAAATAACCTCCGTCAATGGTTGCGGTACAAGCTCCTGAACAGGTGAGTAACTGCCGATAGCATTACCGGCACCAAGGAGCTTTTTATCCATACGGTTGAGATAAAGCTCGCCCGTGCTTCCTGTTGCTCCCATGGTCCAGCTCTGCGAATAACCGAGAGCTGACATACTGCCCTGTGATGCTCCGATAGGCACATCACCGCTTGACCCGATTGACCGTCTTACCATTCGGCAAGATACGATGTTTTTGGCATCTGCACTCGCTAAAGAGTTATAAGCGTCAATGATAATGGCAGATTCAACCAAAAGACGGCTTGCTATCGCCTCTTCGCTTGCCGTGAGAGGTCTAAAACCTGCCGCCACATCTGCTACTGTTGCATAAGCTGTCTCTGCCATCTCCGTCACCTCTTCTTTGTTGCTGTCTTCTTTGTTGCTGCTTCTTTGGGCTCTGCCGTCTTCGCATCTGTGGGCTTAACCCCTGCAGGCTTGAAACCTGCAAGGATATAAGCGTCCACGAGGTCAGCGGATACGTTTACGGCTCCGCCCTCTGCGTTGTAAAGCGTCATGACTCGGGGATTGCTCCGGTAAGAAGGTTGAAGCACTCGGTATCAGCACGGAAACCGACCTCGATCTCTGCGCGTACTGCTACCATGTTCTGCTGCCAAAGGTTGATTGTTGTTGCACTTGTGCCAGAGCCGACAGTAAGTGTAGCCTGATCTGATACAGAGATTTCAACGCCTGCAACAGTACCGAAAAGAGCCTTTGACCAATCGCCAGCGATACCAACGACTGCAGCTGTTCCGGATGTTCCGGGAGTGCCTGCTTTGTAAAGGTTCTTGTTGAAGTATGTCGGATTGCCGAGCACCTTATCAACAACACCATCGTTAGCTGATGCCATGAAAAGAGGTCTGTTTGTTGTGTCAACTGCTGTAAGCAGAAGAGCGCGGCCCTGTGCTCCAAAAGCGTAGCCGTTTACAACACCGCCATGAGCTGCGATATCGCTATCAGCTGCAACGAGACCGAGATAGGTGCCGTTGTTAGCGTTGAGGATGCTCTGCTTCTGGCATGATCCGAAAGTGTCCATGTTTGCACCATCGGGCTTGTCTGCTGCTCCGATGATGGTTGCGTCAAACTTGCCGCCAAGAGCTGCAGGAAGACGATCAACGAGTGCATCGTAAAGAGCCTTTGCATCGCGTACAAATTCCTTTGAGAAAGTCTCAACAACTGCGAGCTTGTAAGCACCCATGAGCTTTGTTGCAGGAGTTCCGTTAGATACGGGCTTTACACCTGTCTCTGCTACCCATGCAGCTGTAGGATCGCCTGTGATAACAGGGATTGTTACGCCACGACCGGGGAGCTCGATCTTTCTTGAGAGCTTCATGATTGCTGACTCTGCTTTTGTCTTCTGAAGAATTTCAGATGCAACATCTGAAGGAAGCGCCATACTGTTGGTTGTTCTGTTAATGTCTGCCATTGTTTTTCTCCTTTAATTTTTTTGCATTGCGGAGTTAAACCAATCCTCGAACTGATCGCGGGTCTTTCCTCCGCTTGTTTTTGTGACTTCTCCGGCATCCTTGACAGCGGGATAAGAGGACGGCTTCGCAAATGCCAAGATAGCCTCGGCCTGCTTCTGACATTCCTCTTCTGTTTCACCGTTCAGAAGTCCCGCGGGAACTCCTGAAGCCGAAGCAACGCTCTCACGGATGCGCCTTACTTCATCTGCTTTGGTCATGCTGTCGATCTGTGCCTGCAACTTGTTGACCTTTTCCGTGGCTTTCTGAAGCTCTGACTTGCTTGCCTCTTCTGCCTCGTCAAACTTGTCAGCCTTTGCTTTCAGCACGTCATAATCAGCATATTTTCCTTTTTCCTCCGCGAGCCTCTTCCCCACAATTGCGTTAAGCTCTTCCTGTGTGAATGTTCTCGCTTCGGCCTGCTGTGTAGCAGTTACTTCTCCCGTGTTTACGGTGGCATTTTCGCCCATGTTCTTTTCCTCCTATGTGAGTTGATTTATCCCTCGTTTTAGGCACGAGTTGCCATAAAAAAAGCACCCTCAAAGGATGCTCTTTAAATCTTCAATCAGTTTTTCGTCTTTCCAATATGCCGAGCGGTGCGGCTTCCCGTCTTTTCGTAAGCCTATCGCAGTCCCGCCAAGCAAATAATCAATATGGTCCACGATGTTCGGATTCAGATTGACGACCGGAAGCTCTGGATGTTCTGCGCAAATGAACTTCCGGAAGAAAAAATCGTCATATCCGTCAAGGTTTATGTACTCGGCATACTCGGGATTATTTATGGCCTTTGTGTAATACCAATCATAAAAGGCTCCCGCAAGCCATGCAGGAACCCGCAAGCATTGAAAGCTGAACCACATATACTTTGCAGGCCTTAAGCCCGTCCTTGTGATTCGCCCGCCCTCCCATTCGGCATTACCGAAGCCACAAACAAGGCCTTTATCATGCTCCATAGCAATTTTTGCAAAGTCAGACGAGATTATGACATCATCCTGCAGGTGCCAAGTGCCACCATCGAGCAGACTGCACGCCCGGAAGCTGTTCAGCGCGTTCTTGAGGTTGCCCTCTTTGCTGACATCCATCCACACGCGGACATCTTCAACGCCTTGAGCCTTTAGAGACGGGATTAGGTGCTCATAAACGTATTTTTCGCGCTTATAGCACCCGTGAATAAGTACCCTCATTCTTCCCCGTACTCTTTCCGCTCAAAATAGGCGGCTTTATACTTTGATTGCTTTATCATCAATATAAACATCTGCATATATCTTCCTCGGATCATGACCAAGCATTTTGATGACCTGCGGAGCGTTCTGATTGATTAAATTAGGCTTAAATCCGTATTGCTGGAGCTTCTGCACCGCTTCAAGCAATCTGTCACCGACTCGACAAGTCCAAAGAATCACTACGTGACCCCTTTGTTGGTCTTGCCGTAGACTCTGAATCAAAGCGACATTTACTTGACCATCATTGTATAGCGTTCCGTCATAATCAACTGCTATTATCATACTGTTATAAGCTCGGAATTATCCGAACCTTCTGTCTTTTTATCTACTGCGTAAGCTTCTCGCCTCATGGAGTTGATTCGCTCTTCTGGCGTGCTTCCTTCCGCATTTTCGTACATCTTCAGGTATTTGTCGGGATCATATCCCTCGATCTGCGTCCTATCGTTGAATCGTACCGCATACGCACAGTCACAATTTGCGTGTATGTGCTCTGCATGGCCTTTTTTAACGATTTGCTTTGAGGCATATTGCCAACCACGAGAGGCAAGCGTCAAACAAAACGCGCAAGTATCACCCGCGGGAACCCAAGCAACCTCTGCACCGTCTCTGATCGCGTTCCGTATAGTGGTATCCTGTCCTACCTGCTTAACCAACCGCCCGACCGTACTGCTGACCATGTTCTCGTTGACGGACTGCTTAATTGTTCCATTTATCGCCTTGCCGACTTCGTTTATCGTTGGGAGCTCTGCCGGAACTGCCGGAGCGAGATTCATATCGGAGAGCCTTGCCATCTCGTCATACAACTCACAAGCGACTGCTGCCGTTCCCTCTCCGTACTTTGCCACCAGCGCATAGGCATACTCGATCAAGTCATCTCTCGGAATTAATCCGAGGCCGACACCTTTCCAACGACCATTTATGTTCCAGACAGCATCTCGGAACTCGTCAGCGGCCTTATCGCTTAACTTCTTCAAGATATCGCGATATTTTGTCCAAGTATCCAGACTGATCGTCTGCGTGGGCTTTTGGAGTGAGTCTCGATATTGTTTCCACTCTTCTCGGGTCATTCAATATCCTCCAATAACGCCATCCCGCGGCTCCTCGTTTCCTGTGCGTTTATCCTGCGGATATCAGCCTGCGAGAAGCCGATCATCTCAAGAAATATATCTGTATCTGCAAAGCCCTGACGCACGGAAGCTATTTTGATTGCCGCGTCCGTTGTAACTGCGAGCGAGGGCATTGCGGGATTTTTGAAATGTGCGACAACATCCTTGTCCTCGTCTGACAGCTCATCAAGGCTCTTGTTCTGCTCGATAGCCAACGCCATCCATGCGATCGTCTGCAGAGCGTTTCCATTGCCCGAGTTCAGCTCTTCAGCCATCAAACAAAGTGTCTGACTCTGTGCGAGTATTGCATCGGAGCTGGACGGATTCGCATCATTTACAACGCCCGTGTCGGTTATTGATAACCCAGAAGCCGCACTAAACTGCGTGGCAAGCAGTCGCATCATCTCAACATGGGGAGTGATACTGCCCTGCGGAAGCTGACCGAAGGACGGTTTCTCGCCTGTCTCGGGATTTGTTGTGCTTGCTAACAGGTTTCCGACATACTGCTTAAACTTTTGATTGATTAACGCATCATACTGCTCATCCGTTACCCCAAGCAGATACTTCTGTGGAGCTGTTGAAAACTCAAGCCCAATCGAAGCGTTGCAGATCGTTCTGACATAGCCGTTAATCAGCTGACGGATCGGGAACTTTAACCTTGACCGTCCGAAGGGCTTGTTTGAGGTCGCGTTCCAAACAAGCGGCTCCATGAGCGGTCTGCCCATGATGTGCGGATATCTTGTGGCTGTGAAGTCTGTCGTGTTTCCGATAACGCGAAGCTCCCAGATATCTGTGTCCGTGTAAAAGTTTATATGTGACGGCTTCTGCTCTCCGCTTTCGGTCTGTATGGTCTCAATGACTGCAAAGCCGCATCTGATGCGGTTCTTTTCACCGTCCCAAAGGGCTGCAGCTGTCTCCGGTGAATGGAATCTAACGACAGCGTAACCTTCAGCATCAGCCGAGAGTGTAGCAAACGTGCAGCCATACTTCAGCTCATCGCGGCACGCTTTAATGTACCCGAAAAGCATATTGTTACGGCTTGCGATTGCATTTATAGCCTCTGCGTCCTCGCCATTGCGTCCAACGAATCCGTCAAACATTGAGCGAGCAGCTAACACATCGACTGCTTTGGTTCCCCACTCGCAACCAATCTCAAGGCCAGAGAGTCCCTGCGGCAGAGCTATGCCCAGATTGACATCAGCAAGCGTGATATGTCCCTCGTAGTATTTTTTCTTGCGAGCATTTGCGCTTGAGTGCTTGTTTAATGTCTTAAGGCACTCACGAAAGAGCGCATTTTCCATCTCGGGAAATTCTCTGATTTTTCCTACTTCGATAATCATGTCATCCTATCCTCATTGTCTTTGACGGGTTCCGTCTGCTATTCCTCACGCCCCACAATGCAAGCGAGCATCCTTCAATCGCTATTGAATCATCGCCACCGAAGCCCCAGCCGCCACTAATCGGACGCTTGACAGAGCTAACTGCGCTCTGATTCAGGGCTTCCTGCCCGATATACCATGTCAGCGTTTGCTCGCCTATCTCTGCGATCAATAAGCTCGCCGCTGCAACCATCGTATTGGCTGACGGCTTAATGATGCTGTCTTTATATTTCCAAGTGTCACGGATTCGGTCGATTAACAGGTCAACCCCGTTTCGTCCGTCTATAACCACGCAACACCCAACCTTAACGCGTTCATTGAGCCAATCGGCAAGCCATTGTATGCCTCGGCCTGTCGGCTGTTGGTCAATCAGCGCGATCCTCGAATGGTCATTTCCGTCAATCACGGCACCACATAAGCAAACCATTGAGCCATCTGCCGAGAACTTAACACCATAAGCCGTCTTGACCGGTTCGGGCTTTGGCTCTGAACTTCTGCAAGCCTCCCAACTCTTCTGATCGAGAGCCTTATCACTCTGCTCGGCTATATCCGGAGCCCACCAACCTAAACGCTCACGAGCGAAGCCGTCAAGAGTCATAGTCTCGTACTCATTGGCAATAGTTTCCTCGGCTATTCTGTAGCCCATCGCGGGATTTGTCTCATAAGCTCGCTCGATTGCCTCATCCATTGAAGTCGCTATCTTATCAAGGCTGTCAGCCTCAACGCTCCACTCCATCCACCAAGCATCACCGGGCTCAAGGCTATGAGCCGCTGCGTGCATCTTCTTGAAGACGGTACCGTGACAAGTGCTATTTGGTGGTGTACCGATAAATATCTGTTGCGGCAACTTACTGCGGTCTTTGATGTCCGAAGCCGCTGACATAACAGGAAGCATGGCCTCTTGTTGTTCGTATGTCAGCTCTTGCGCTTCATCAATGACGATCACCGAATAAGTGCCGCCTCGCGCTCCGCTGTTTGTCCTTGTAGCGAACTCTATACATCCGCCCGGCTGAACGTTTCCGTCATCATCCGTCCATTCCTTGAAATAAATCCCTTCATAGCCTCGCCCCTTTGTGATCTGCTTCTTATCACGAGCAAACTCGGGATATCTTTCAGGACTCTCAAACAGGTCACACATCGCTTTAAACATCTTGTTAGTTGTCGAGCTATGATGTGCGCTGTACAACACTTGACGATGCTCAAACACCGCCATATATATCGCATAAAATCTTCCCGCGTAGCTTTTGCCGTTCTGTCGCGGTTTCGATATGCCAATCGTTAAGGCCGAGGGCGATCCGTCCCCATTCCGTGCGAGAAGTAGCTCCATCTCTCTCTTCTGGGACGGATAAAATGTCGCACCGCCATCTTCCTCGAACATTTCAACCACTTCAGCACCCAGAGACGACACATAGTCACCGATGACCTCGAAAGTAGGCTCCTGCCTACCTGTTCTCATTCTTTGCTTTTAGGCGGTCATGCTTTGATACTTTCTTTGCTGCAGGATCAGGAAGAGCTTCAAGCTCCGCCATCACTTCCATCAGCCTCTTTGTGTTGGATGCCATATCTCGCCCGCTCTCACAATTCTGTATAGTGCTTGCGAGTATGTCCCTCAACGCTATCAGCGTCTCTCTCTTATCTCCGCTCTTTGCGGCTCCTACAAGGTCTGTCACGTTCAGCCCTCCTTCCTGTTTTTACCGTGAAATACTGCCTCTGTAATCTGCCCATTAAAAAAGCCACAGAAAGCATCGGGCATAAATGCTTTTCGGGAGCTACCCTATCTGTGGCAAAATGTTTATAACTTGTGGATAACTTGTGGATAACTTGTGGAAAACTCTTCTGGCGCGTTCAACGCT